TTATGGCCGATAAAAAAATGACTGAAGAAGAACTATTATCTCGCGTTAGAAACGAGATAACATCTTCTTTGGGTTATGGTGATACTATTTCCAAGCAGCGAGAGACTGCTGTAGATTATTACTATGCTGAACCTTTTGGAAATGAAGTAGAAGGCCGTTCACAGTTTGTTGATTCTACTGTTGCTGATACTATTGAGTGGATAAAACCATCCTTGATGAGGGTATTCGCATCTGGCGATGAGATGGTAAAATTTGCACCATTTGGCCCAGAAGACGTGCCAATGGCAGAACAGGCTACGGATTATGTAAATTTTGTTTTTATGAAAGATAATCCCGGCTGGGAAATTCTTTATTCTTGGTTTACTGATGCGCTTTTACAGAAGAATGGTATAGTTAAAGTCTGGTGGGAAGAGACAGAGGATATAGTAAAAGAGGAATATAGGGATTTAACTAATATGGAGTTAGAATCTCTTGTATCCCAAGAAGACGTAGAAGTAATAAAACACACTTCTATACCACAACCCTCTGACACACCTGTTGCTGTAGAGGAATTAGAAGTTTTACATGATGTAATCATACATCGTAATCTAACTGAGGGAAGGATCAGGGTCGAGAATGTACCACCCGATGAATTTTTAATCTCTAGGGAGGCTAAAAGCATCGAGGATGCACGTTTTGTTTGCCATAGGGTAAAAACAACCCTTTCTGACTTACGTGAATTGTATGGCGATTTAGACCCGGAAGAACTGGGTAATGATACAGAGAATAATTTTCCCACAGTCTCTGAACCACTGGCTAGATTTAGGTTTGATGATTCATCTACATTTGGTGGTATGGGTGATGTTGAGGAAGAGGAAGCATTAAAAGAATATTGGCTGCATGAGAGTTTTCTTTATACGGACTATGATGGAGACGGTATAGCCGAATTAAGAAAGGTTTGCACGGTTGGTGATAAAGTATTGGCTAATGAGGAAATTGATTCCCAGCCTTTTGTTTCATTAACCCCGATTAAAATTCCGCATAAATTCTTTGGATTATCTGTCGCTGATCTGGTTATGGATTTACAGTTGATCAAGTCAACTCTTATGAGGAACTTGATGGATAATATGTATAATCAGAACTTTGGCAGGTTTGCGGTTTTAGAAGGGCAAGCGAATTTGGATGATTTGCTCACACAAAGACCGGGCGGTATAGTCAGGGTTAAAGCACCCGGCGCAGTAACAAGATTAGATACGCCGCAATTAGAACCGGCAGCATTCCAGATGCTTGAATATCTGGACGGGGTTAGAGAAGCCCGCGCTGGAGTAAATAAATATTCTCAAGGGATGAATGATAATGCTTTAACATCCCACACTACGGCTACGGCTGTTAATTCTGTTATGACTGCCGCGCAGTCAAGAGTGGAATTAATTGCGCGTAACTTTGCAGAAACTGGTGTTAAAAGACTTATGAGGGTGATTTATTCTCTCCTGATAAAGAATCAGGATAAAGAGAGAGTAGTTAGGCTGAGAAATATGTGGGTTCCTGTTGATCCTTCCGCGTGGAACAGTAAAGCAGATTGCACTGTTGCAGTTGGTTTGGGTCATGGAAACCGTGATCAGCAAATGATGCACCTGTCTACAATGATACAGTTTGCATCTCAAGCTATGGCTGGTGGACTTAGGATTGTAAATGAACAGAACCTTTACAATATGGGTGCGCAATTAGTCAAGAATATGGGTTTTGTTAATGTTGATGATTTTCTTACTGATCCATCGCAGCAACAACCTAAACAACCCTCAATGCAGGAACAAATTGAACAATCAGAAATGCAAATAAAGAAAGGTGAACTAGATATTAAGATGGCCGAGATTCAGATAAAAGCGCAGAGATTGCAACTTGATGCTAGAAAGAACGAACAGGATATAGCACTAAAAGCAGCAGAATTAAGTTTAGAAGCTGAACAAGAAAGGCCAGTTGCTATAGGATAGGAGAATATAATGCCTCACAAAACCAAACCAAAGAAAGGAAAGGGTAAAGGAAAACCAAAATATTAAATGTCTGATGAACAAAGAGAGGAACACGCTAAACGCCTCCTCAGAGATGAGTTATTTATTGAAGCATTTGATGTATTAAGAAAAGATTTAATGGATCGCTGGGCAGCCAGCGGTTCCACAGAATTGGAAGCCAGAGAATCAATCTGGCTTGCGATGCGACTGCTTGACAAACTTTATGGTCATGTACAGTCCATAGTTGAAACTGGACATATGAATAAGGTTATGGAAAAGCAACACCCATTTATCTGAAAGAGGAAATAAACTATGGCGGACAAGCAACCTGCCCCGCAAGCACACGAAGAACAAACGCAACCCGGAAGTTTATGGGAAGCGCAAGAGGCATTACTCAAGTTAGCGGAACCCGAAGGGGAAACTCCTGAAACTGAGGAAGCCGCACCTGTAGAAGAGGAAGAGTCTACTGAGGAAACTCAAGACGAATCATTGGAAGAGGAAACTGAAGAAGAATCTGAAGTTGAAGATGAATCTGAAGAGTCTGACGAAGAGGAGGAAGTAGAGGAACTTTATACTTTAAGAGTTGATGGACAAGAAGTAGAAGTAAGCCTAGATGAACTTCTTAAAGGCTATAGCCGACAGTCAGATTATACCAAAAAGACGCAGGAAATTGCTGAACAACGTAAGCAAGCGGAACAATTGCAGCAGCAATATGGTTCCGAAATTGCACAGATTCAAGCCGAGCGTCAGCAGTATATGGAATCACTGCAAAACGTGATACAAAATTCAATGCCGGCCATTGAGCAGTTTGGTAATGTTGATTGGGACAGATTGAAAGATGCTGATCCAATCGAATATGTAAAAAAGAAGGAAGAGTTTCGGGAGGCGCAGGAAAAAGTCCAAGGTATGCAAATGCAGTATCAACAGGCATATGAACAACAGGCTTATGAGGCGCAAGAACAGTTTAAGACTCATGTTCGTAATGAACATATGAAATTTGCTGATATAGTTCCAGAATGGAAAGAAGAAAAATCCCGAAAAAAACTTGCTACTGATATACGAGATTATGCTATAAAGGTGGGATATTCGGCAGAGGAAGTTGGTCAACTTGCAGATCATAGATCGCTTCTTGTTTTGATGAAAGCGCAGAAGTACGATGAATTACAAAATGCTGATTTAAAAACCAAAAAGTTAAAAAATAAGGCAAAGGTAGTTCGCTCGGGAACTGGAAAATCAAAAGAAGATAGTAAAAAATCCCGCACTGCAAAAATGAAACGTCTCCGACAAACAGGCCATGTTGATGATGCGGCTAATTTGTTGGAAGATTTAATGAATTCCTAATAAGGAGAAAAACAAATGGCAATTGCTACAAATACGTCACTGACTTATTCGTCAGTAGCGATTCGTGAAGACTTGTCAGATGTAATTTACAATATCGCTCCTATGGACACACCCTTTATGTCAGGTTGTGCTAAACAAAGTATTGATAACACTTTCTTTGAATGGCAAACTGATTCTATTACGGCTGGTGCAACTAACCGTAAAATTGAGGGCGATGACAGTATTGCTGCCACCGCACGGGTGCTTCCAACGCGACTTGGAAATTATGCCCAGATAAGTCAATATGTAACCCAAACGTCAGGAACTGACGATGCGGTTAATTACGCCGGTCACGGCAAACATCAAGCCTACCAACTCGCGAAGAATGGCAAACGCATGAAGCGCGATATGGAAGGTATGTTGCTTGAAAACATTGTACGCGCCGCTGGTAACTCAACCACGGCTAGGGCAACGGCTGGCGTTCCTGCTTGGCTTGCTACCAACTATGTATCCATGAACCCGACAAGTGGTTCACCGGCTGCTGGTGCAACTGGTACGACTGCAATGACAGAAGCTACTGCTACTGCTTCCATTACGGAAGCTGGCATTAAGAATGTCATTAAAGACTGCTATGATGCTGGTGGTAATCCTGACTTGATCTTAGCCCCGTCTGCTATTAAACAGGCAATCTCTGATCTAGCGCAGTCCGTATCATCCCTCAGAACAGAAACTAAGGGTGATTCACCTGCACACGTCGTGGCCGCTGTTGACGTTTACGTCAGCGATTTTGGTACGTTCAGAATCGTGAGTGACCGTAATGTAAAAAGCACGGAACACGTTTTCTTTTTGGATATGGACTTTTGGGCTATTGGTTGGCTCCGTCCTTTCCAGACTGTCGAACTTGCGAAGACTGGCGATGCCCACAAGCAACTCTTGCTTGCTGAGTATGGCTTAGTTTCCAAGAACGAAAAGTCAAGCGGTATCCTTGCTGATGCAAAAGAGTAGATAAGTACCGGGGGGTGGGGCAACCTGCCCCCCATCTTATGCAAGAATTAGAAACTAACTGTCCTAATATTAAGGACGAATACGGCGGTAAAGTAGTATTTCCATTTGGGCCGTGTATTTACCAGAACTTTATTTCTGATGAATTGAGAAACTCTCTCCTTAAGGAAGGAAAGAGGATCAGAAATAAGGATAATGATTACGGTAAAAGATTGGCCGGTAATATGTATTTCGGCGGGTCTTATGATTATGGAAATGAATATATCGTAAAGGTATTTCCAGAATTGCTGAAGATTCTATTTCAGTGGTTTGATTTTATGGTTTACCATTACGATGGTGGGCGAGTAAATTTCGCGCCGGGAAAGGAAGATTTAGAGATTAATCTGGATACTCTCTGGATAAACTTCCAAAGAAGGTATGACCATAATCCACCACACCAGCATCACGGAATTGTTTCGTTTGTTATATATCTGGATGTACCAGAGAAGATATTTGATGAACAGGCCGATTCTAATGTTCAGGATGCTGGACATATAGTATTTAAGTATGGGGAATCTATTAGTCCACTTAGTGTAAGTATGTGGAATGTAACCCCCCAGAATAACCTAATCCTCATGTTTCCTGCCACATTAGATCACATGGTTCATCCATTCTGGGTGGATGAGGAACGTGTAAGTGTATCTGGAAACTTTACATTAACCGATAGAATTGTAATAAGCCGAAATGGGGCATAAATGAAAGATAAAGAAATTGAATCAATCGCTAATAAAATGATAAAGGGGAAGAAATCTCCCCAAAAAGCGGAAAAACCTAAAGAACCAACTGATGCTATGGGTTGGTTAAAAAAGGCGTATATTGATAATGATCCTAAAGATGGAACACCCAAAGTAGGGGATATAGGTTATGTCTAAAAGAATGGTTGTAGATCGTGAACCTTGGCGAAGGACTGATTTTCATTACGATGAGTCTGAGAATAAGATCACATTAAACACAGTGCAGGACGCACAGCCTATTGTTGATGAAAACAAGAGGAAGATGAATGCCTATGGTGATAAATTATCATTAGGTAAAAGGGGGGAATGGCATCACACCGCCTCTATACCCATAAATGTCTGGGAACAGTGGATGCAGGATACAAATGGGGCAATCCAAAAAGATTCTAAACTCCTTGCTGCTTATCTTAATAATCCTGATTATAAATACTTTAAAGTAGCACCAACCAATATCTAAGGGTATAAATTATGTATAGACGAAGCGATGATGGTAGTTTCAATCGGTGGGATGTGCAGAGTGTAATCACAGTTGGTTCCTCCGCCGTTGCCACAAATGTTACTTCCGCAAAAATATTAGGCATTCATACGGATGGGGAGATTTATTTTAACTTCTCTACTTCGTCAAGTGCCTCTGTTAGCACTGCTAACGATCTGAAACTGGCGGCTGGACTTACATTCATTAATGTACCTAAGTTTGCTGGACGGGCTGTGTCTCAGTACCTACATCACCAGAGAGTAGGCAGTTCTAATGTAAGTATGCGACTGGTTCATGTTTAATCATGGCAATATCGAATTTCGCGGAGTTAAAGACTGCGACGGCTAATTGGCTTGACAGAAGTGACTTGACTGACCGGATACCAGAGTTTATTTCTTTGGCAGAGGCGAGATTTAACCGGATTTTAAGAATCCGGGATATGGAAACTGTTTCTACTGCAATTTCTACGGTTGCTGGAACTAGAGAATATTCACTTCCTACGGGTTTTGTGCAGATGAAAGAGTTTCATCTCTCTACTGACCCAATAACTCCATTATCTTATATAACTCCAGAGATGATGTCGAGAATGTGGGCGGGAAGTTCTAAAGCTAAACCACAAGTGTTTACAATCATAGCGGATAACGTAAGGTTAGGGCCAAATCCTGATGCGGTTTATACTACATCAATGCTTTACTATAAGAAATTTACTGCTTTGTCAGCATCAAATACAACCTCTGATATGTTGACCAACAATCCTGATGTGTATTTATACGGCACATTATTGGAAGCTGAACCTTTTATTATGAATGATGAAAGAGTTGCTTTATGGGCAACAGCATTTAAGCAAGCAATAGACGACATACAGTTCCAAGATAATAAAGATCGTCACTCAGGTTCACAACTCAGGGTTATGAACACTGGCGGATACCCGTGAGGTAATTAAAAATGTTAAATAATTTTGCAGCAACACAAGCAGGTGGGTCAGGGACAGTAACCACCACCACAATCCTAGACGGCACTATTGCTAATGCAGATGTAGCATCTGATGCAGCCATTGCTGTTAGTAAAATTGACCTTGGTAACACTTTGGAGATTGAGACTTCTTCTGGCGACCAGATATTTGAAATGGATAATAATGCTTCCAAT